AGGTTTCTTTTATGATAGTATAATAGGCGGCTATAGAAGTAAAGATACCGGTGTTTGGTATATAATTAGAGATGGAAAAAGGGTTATTCCTAAGGAAGAGTACTATGATACAAACTCGATATATTTATCGCCTGAATTGTTCTATATCGAATATAGGCCAGTTGAATATTATACCATTGACCACTATGAAAATGTGGAAGTAAAGGAAGGGGATACGCTAATTAGGATTGCCCATAGATATTATCCATTGGGTTCTCGGCTCGATGAAAAATCTTACTTAGACGAAATAGCAAGAATTAACAACATACAAGATACTAATTCCATAAAAATAGGCGATATATTAAAGATTCCAATTTATAAAGAAAAATAGAGAGCTGCGGAGACGATAAATCTCCGCAGCTTATTTCTTACATTGGCCCTACCCAGCTACCAGATCTAAGCTCATACAGAAGAAAATATCTATTGGTCATATCATAATTAGATGGTATATTCGTCCCGGGTTTACAAGCTTTTATTGTAAATGGATAATCTGGCTTTGTATCTCCGGGGTCATTCCCATTGCATCCCCAATACGCCCAGGCAACTGGATTACCTATATCAGAGCGTATAGCCATCCTCTCTGGATAATTTGTACCGCAGTTGAAACATCTTACCCAAGCATCAACTGTATCCCATACCAGATGGAAACCAGATTGGCCGTAATAGGATTTTCCAACAGTAGACCATCCAATCAAATCCCCTGCATCGTTATACTCCATTGTAGAATACCTATCGAACACTAATGTGGAACCCATCAAGACTAGATTGGGAAATATTACGGGCCAGCCTAAAATAAGCAAATAAAAATCTTTATAACCAAATGTTTCTTGACAGGCAGCATATCCTGCTTTAAATGCTTTTGCAGAAAAATCAAAATATTTTACTCTCCACCATTTATATCCATTAGCATATCCTGCATCACTTAGATACATCATAACAGTACCTTTTGGTACCGTATAAACTATAGAAGCATTCGTAGATGCTTGGCTACGAATATTCAAGCTATTAGGATAACTAACTATAAATGGATAATTACCTTTTGGAGCATAATCTGTAAAATTGCTCATTTTCTTTCAACCCCTTTGTTCTCTGCAATTTGCAGCAAAATTTTTTGTTCTTTGGTAAGCTCATCATATAATGTCATTTTTCCCGCACATCCTTCATTTTTAGTTGTGCTATTACCTGATCCTTTAAATTGTTCCCCTGCTAAATATTCTTTGTCAAACATAATAATTACCTTCCTTTCCTTAATTCTCACTTTGTTCGCTTTTAACCATCTTCGCAACCTGCTTGCCCGTATCAAACAGGCCACAAGCCGTCAAACCCGCCCCTATGCCAAGCAGCACTTTCATAGACACATCCGTTTCTACAACAAAAAAGCTCCCGATAACACCGAGAGCCATTGCGATGAACGGTATATACTTGGCTGGAACGCCCACAGCTTTTATTGCCTCACTGATACCTACTATAATGGGTATTAGCAGGGTATCCAGCACATCAAATCCAAAGCCCATACTATCACCTCCTTTTATGGCATAAAAATAAGCTGTTCCGATGTTTCAACGGAAACAGCTTTATTTTTCTTCTGTTAGTATCCATGCTTCAAACCCTGCTTTCTTAAGACGCTTGAGCTGGGCCTCTGCATTAGCCCTGTCGCTGAAACTTCCTGCTACTACCCTGTATAAGCAGCCATCACTTTTGGTAGATTTATCTGGCTGTTCAGGCTTAGATGGAATGTTAATTTGTACATTTATCACTTTGCCAATACCTTTAGCTATCGCCAGTGCACATTTATTCTGAAACTCTGCCGATGCAAGCAGCTTCTCTTCATTCGGATTGGATATAAACGCTAGCTCGGTTAATGCTGCTGGCATATTGGTTTCGCGCAAAACGTAGAAGTTTCCTTCTTTTACTCCCCGGTCCGTTAGACCGATAGCAGCTATAAGCTCATCTTGGATCGCTTTGGCCAAGATTTCTCCTTTCCCACCGCGTTTATAACAATAGGTTTCGGTTCCACATGCGGTTGGAGAGGTAAAAGCATTGCAGTGAAGTGATACAAAATAGTCTGCACCAAATGAGTTAGCTATTTTAGCTCTATCCTTTAATTCGACATATACATCCGATGTTCTGGTCATCTTCACTGGAATACTTGCACTTTGCAAGTATTCCGCAACCTTTTTGGCCACCGTTAATGCTACGTCTTTCTCTCTCAGCCCAGATGGCCCCACAGCTCCCGGGTCCTTGCCCCCGTGGCCTGGGTCAATCGCTATTTTTACCATATCATCACCTCAGAATAAAATTCAAAGCCGTGAATAGTAGGCCCATGCCAGCTATAGCTACTGGCACTATCCACATCAGCGTGTTTATCTTACCGGATGTGTCCTCAACTTTTTGGCGCAGGCCATTATAGTCCCTAATTATTGCCCTCGTTTCGGCCATCTCTTGCCTCAGTTTATACATTTCGCTCTCGATGTTTTGAAACATCTCATACAGTTCCTTGTTGTTATACCACTCCTGATTATCGCCCATCATGTCATTCCTTCCTTCATATCATTGGCGGCAGGTACTTGTATACAGCCGGATCCTGCTGTCCCAATGCCCATACGCCTATGCCCTGCAAACGCCATTCAAACTCCGCTCTGTCCATCCAATACTGGTAATGGTTCACGTCCGAATAATAAGCTATGCTGGCCCCATCGGCATCGCACAGATAAAGCCTGCTTGCCCATATGCCTATGTCATCGGCTTTTACTGTTACCGCTAAATCAGAGCTTGCTGTAAAAATATTTGAGTGCAAGTAGTCCCAGTCCATGGATATAGTTTCGCTGCGCGTGTCAGCTTCTTCTGTTCCTGCCGGCACTCGTATATAGCCCCAAACAGGGTCCCAATCAACGCCCACTCGTGTAAGCCTTCCTAGCTGCTGAATACCTGCCGGCGTTGTGACCGTTATGGCTTCCTGCGGATACATCCAGTACGCATCTCCGGAGGCCAGCAATGTACAATCTATAGTGGCGTTTGTAGTATATAGCCCGAATTGATTGCTACCCGCAACAGATGCCGTGATAATCAAACTTGTATTGAGCCATACCTTGCACTCGCTGCCACGCACTCTAACACGCAGGGTATTGCTTCCGGCTGTATTTGCATTGGCTGTAGCTACTTGTGATCCATTCGCATATAGGACCACCTTTCCGTTTTGCAAACCCACTTTGTTGTTGCCGAATATGATGCCGGCCTCTTGACCCGTAAACGAAAAGGTAGCCCACACAGCCATGTCCTCAAACGAGCTGTAATTGAGCAGGCATTGTGCTGTAGCGGTCATCGTCTGTTTTAAGTGGCTTGCAAGCCCAGCCGTGCCCTGGACTATCCACGTTCCGCCGGTTGTGGTGTAGTAGTTGTTAAACAGTGCACTGTTCCACCCTCCTCCTTCCTCCGGCGCATATGATCTGAAATCGTCATTCCATATAGAGGCATACTCCGGCGTTCTGCGCAGCACCTCCAGCGTGAGCCTGTATCCGTCAGCCGCTTGGACTTCTTGGCCGTTTATGTCCAGATAAGTTTGAGGCGTGAGCGCCCATTGTGCCTGCCCCGCATCCATTGTGAATGTAAATGACTGGCATATGTTAAATCCATGGAACTGTACTCCATATGCTGTGCTTCCGCCTTCAAAGCGTATTGTGTGGTTTCCTGCCGAAAGTGAAACGGCCGCCAGCTTCACCCAATGCACGGTTCTCGCTAACGGATACCATTGATTAGGCTGTGAAACGCTGTAACTTGAACCATCTATGGATATGGTTATATGGTCTTTATCAAACCATGGATAGTTTATCCTGACAGCAATATCGTACGTCCCACTCGTTGGCACGTTCACACGGTACTCGGCCCAACCCTCTTCTTCATATTCTTCCGAGCCTTCTTCGAGCGGCCTCGGTCGACGTGATGATATATACCCAGCTCCTTGCGTCAGCGCTCCACCGTGGTCATCGTACTCATCGCCAGCTCTGCTTGCGACACTCCCAATAAATGACGGCACTTGTGTTTTGTGATATGCGGTCATGAAAGTCCTGCCGCCATAATCGCTCTGGATAAGCGGACTGGCGCTATTGGTTCTGTCCTCCGCTATCTGCATATCGTATATATGAAGCAGCATATATGGGCACATATTGTCCTCGTCCCACAGAGCAGCCCACGGTATCAGCGGCTGTGGTGGTCCATCGTCGGTATGGTTGAAATGCCCAAGCATCCACTCGACAGCGGCCGTATACAGCCACGAAGTACCTCTGTACCCAGTTGCAGGATGGTCTATCTGCCACCTGTAGCCATAGCCAGGCAGGCCCATATATATCTTTGCAGGAGGGATAACCGTTACAGCGTAATTATACACATCTTCCAGCCATCCTCTTGGCGATATAGGCCCCGGTGCGCTCCCTGCCCAAGCATAGCCGTAACTCATAATGGTGCAGCTGTCGAATATTTGCCCAAGCTGCTGATAATCGCACCAATATTCACCACCCAACGACTGCCTGGGCCCGGTTAAACCCGGCAGATCTGCGTGGAGCAGCTTACCTCTTGCGTGAACCGCATTTGCTATGCGCTGGAATAACGCCACCGCTTTGGACGTGTTCGCTGAACTGCCGCCCCGCTCCAGGTCTATGTCAATGCCCGTTGCAAACGGATATTGGTTTATGAGCCTCTGTATCTCTGATATAAATGTGTCCTGAGCACCCCCTGCGTTATCCAGCAGGTCTTGAAAGGCGCTCTCATAGCCATCATTTCTCACGCACAGATACCACTTGATGTGCGGCCATTTGTTAACCATCTCCATCTCGGCGCTCGGTATGCTTCCGGTTATGGTTCCGTCCGTGTGCGTACCATTGATATAGTTGACATGGAAATCGAATAGCGACACCATGTAGAATTTGTCGCCATAATCATTTAACTCTTGATACATTCTCGATGACTTGGAATAGGTCCATGACATGTACCGTCTCACCATGTAACACCTTCTTTCACGTCCCACTCGGTAATCCGGAAAATAAACCGCGCTGCATCTCTGCCTGTCATGGTTATCCTGTACATAGCATCACCAGAAGGGCATGTCATTTGCGCCCCAATATAATCAGCAGGATTTGCAGACTGGCTATTCTTATTTACTTTATACGTTCCAGCCTCTACGGATACTGTATCTCCTCTTGTTAATATACCAGTATATTTAAATGTTCTTGTTCTGTAATAAGTTTCTAACATGAACATTCCAGTGGTATTTTTCTGTATTGACGCCTCCCAATCTAAACCAGTAGTTGCGTTACCACGGTTAGGCACCAATATAACAGCTGAACCTCTTATAAGCGCATTAAAATGCTTTGGTGGTTCTATGTTACCACTGCTGTCTCTGCGTCGTTTTAACATTTCGCTTGTAGCCGGCACCCAACCTGTTAACAGCTTGCCTTCCTGTAACTGCACGTCAGTTGCCCGAACCGTACCCGTACAGTCCTTTGCCACCAATTTTATCGTCAGTTTACTAAACCTTTTCTCAAACCCTTTATCTATTTTACTAATATACCGCAGATATTGATTAGCCATTATCGAATGACCACCTTATTTCGGAGGGATGCCCCACCCATGTAGTAGCCATGCTGCCGCCTTGGAGCATTATGTCAGTTATTTTTACTGTACCAACCGCATCTCTCACGACAACTTTGAGCGTTATCTTACATACTCTTGATACTCCTGCCTGCGGGTTGAATGTTTTAGCAAACTTCTGCATGATATCACCCTATTGCTATGAATTGAGTTTCACTGGTGCCATCTTCGTATTCAACCGTTACCTCAAATCCTATGCGGCCATTATTCCCCATTTGCACATTATCCAGCTCTACCTGGGCAGATAATGTATATGCTTCACGATTGGCAACAGAAATGGTTTGAGATATCGATTTTTCAATACCTAGCTGCCCTTCTGCCACAAAAGCCGCTTTCCCTGAAACACCAGCCGTATTGTCTATAGTCCACCCTTGATTAATCCAATAACTAAAACCATCATCGCCTCGGCTGTTGAACAAAAGGTTAAACATAACTACATCTTCCATAGCCTGCTGAACAGCATCCGTTACAGATGCTGTACTCGTGCCACCAGTATACACCATTTGGTCAGATAAGGTTTTGAGTGCCGTATCCAGTTGAACCGATGAGTTATATGGTTCTAATACATTTATTGAGCGCTGGGCTACCCGCATTCTCTGTCGTAAACCAATTTCTTTGTCATAAACAATCACGACATCTCCCAAGGCCGGTATTTCTCCCCCAAGCAATACTACTTTGACCTCGTACGTAATAGCCGGCCATGATAGCTTGGCCAGTTGTTGCTCTGCCCATTGCTTCAGGTGATTGGGATTGGTGAACCGTTCATCCTTTACTGTTGCTGAACGTAATTGATGGGGTTTCCCTACTATATCATACCAACTATAGTTCTCTATATATTCCTTGCCATCATTTACAGCTGCTACAGTCAGGCCACTTGCTCCATAAGGATATATACGCGTAATAATCCCGCGCGTATCCACTATCCGTCTTGCTTCTGAAATGTTCTTTTTGTAGGCAAACAATATGCCGCTATCACGGCCTACTTGCTGCAACAAGTTAACTTTTCTGTTTATGCTGTCGAACTGAAGCTCGCCACCGTACACAAGCGGTATTTGGCGCAACGCTTCTAGCGGCGATATTGGCTCTGTAATGGAAAAGTATCTAGGTATTGTGATTTCCACTGTTCCTACAGACCAACCTGTTCCAGCCAATATAGTTTCCATAACAGGCGATGCCCCGGTATTTCTAAAAACCAGATTATTTAGTGGCTCTGGATCTCCCAGGTCATACCACAGCCCCTCGGCCGTTACTTTTGTAATAAGCTCGCCATCTTGAGCCCGTGCATCTTCTATAATCCTTATTGCAAACTCTCGACCCATACATTGAATGTGGTTTTCACTATCTATATATGCTCTCTTATTATCATTAGCTGGTAGGCTGAATTCTAACGTTTCCTGTCCGTTGGTATCAGTTATAAGCTGGTCAGTTATGGTGGCGTCGAATACTTTTTCTAAAACAGCGACCGGTTCACCGCTGCTATCGACAACTATCGGATAGTTCTGCATCATTCCTCAATCCCTATCGCCGTAATGCCAACGTCCACAGCAGAATTACAAGCAAAACCAAACGTATTCCCAACTAGCGACGTCATCAGTCCTTGCCCGTAATCAATCTCCCTGACATCCTGCGCCGGAAAACTCATATCAGCCGTAACACCAGTACCACCATCTTTTAACCATGCCCTAATCGGCGCTGTCGCATGATTACTGACAATAAGTTTCATCAACCTAATTCTTTTACCACTTGCCGGCGTCCAAAAAACCGTGGTAGCACCAGCAGTCGTTTTAATATCTTTTTTTACAACCTGCGTCGGCTCTCTCTTTCTCTGCCACGTGCTCCCGTTATAAATCAAATCAAAGGCAGCAACAGCCAACGCAGCCTGCTTTGTTTCTTCTACAACATCCTGATACGGAGGTGAAATGGCATCATTATTCGGATTTACGCACACCGGATGAAAACCGGTTATATCTTTTACATATACCTTCATCACAGGGTTATCGGAGGCATCCGCTTCACCTTCAATCAGAACCCGCAACCTCCCATCTGCATCAATAGCGATAGGCGCAAGCGTATAAAACGTAACCTGAACACCAGTTAGGTTAGCTGCTGATGTGGTATGGCCCGCATCCGTGTATAACGGTATTGTGCCAGCTTTGCCATCAGCTTGGCCCGGATATAACGGGTTATTTGAACTATCCTTAGCGGTTATATCTGTCTCGTCTATTAACCGTTCTCTAGGTATACCTCCCCCATCTACGACCCAATCATGGGTTATGTCTATGATAGGCTTTTTGCTGGTAGTAAAAATACCGTTTGCGTCTGTATTTCCAGTCTCGGTTACCTGAACGGCCCCCCACAGTATTATATCTTGTGCATCAGCGCTATCCTGATAACCTACCACAGGTACATTGTTTGTACTCGAATCCCTGCGCGTCTTAAAACCCGACATTATAACCACCTCTCTCTAAATTGAAATACAACTCGAGCGCCAACACCACTGTCATCATGTTCTGTTATGATGTTTTCTCCTATCTGCAGTTGTGGGAAATCTCCTTCCCAGTATTGCATGGAATTCTGGCCGTTTTTTCTCACAGTAAACTCCCTCGTGTCTATAATCACCTCATCATTGGCTGTTATCTCGCCTGCATATTTCACTGATATCTCCGATATTGTAATAGTTATTCCGGTAACTGATGCTGTATTAGCAGTGCCAGGATTAGTAGTACCTACACCGGCAGCAGGCATAGTAGCCGCTGTATTGGTAGGTGCATACAGTTTTATTATCAGCGGGCAGTCAACGCCTCCGTTATTCGTTAAACTTGTGCTGCCATCATATGGCGCGTCCCATTCTTCTTGCTTAAGTATGGCATTATACATAAAAGGATCCGCCATTTTAAACTGTACGCTAAACCTGCCTATGCTACGTATAGAATTATATATTGTTTCTACTTCTGCTCCCTCTGAAGCCTTAACATACCGTATAAAGCCTGGCTCATCATCAAACATCAACGCACGGTACCCTAGAAGCGGATTTATAAAGCTCGCAAACTGACGGACTATTCCCCATATAGCTTGTTTATCGCACTCTACTATACCCATCGTTAATGTGAAACTGTTAGTCCCCAGTTCAGTACCGGCATCATATATGCCATGCCGGCCTGGTATGGTTATCTCGTGTTGCCGCAAGTCAGGCAATACACGCGTCGGTCTCTCTAACAGGTATATGCCAAATTCACTACAGTGCGTGCCGTCTATGCTAAAGCCCATCATACAGTTCGCCTCCCTAAAGCCCGTATAACCTTCATATTCTCATTGTATATAGATTGCGAAATTCTATCTATATCCTGGTCATTGCGAACTGTCAGATTTTGCACATACATAATAGGTGCAGATTGTTGATACGTCGCACCACCAACTTTTCGCATTGCATCAGCCATTAAATCACTCAATCTATCGATTGGCAGCACTGCCTCGCTACCAGCTTCACCCACACCTATTATTTGCGGCTGCGTAAATATACCACCGGTCTTATACCAATCTATATCAACATCTGGTACCGGAAACTTTATCCCCGCAACGCTAATCTGCTTTGAAGAAAACTTAAAATGTGGCAGAGGTATGTGCAAGTTTTTGAATGGTGAGAGTATAGCATCCTTGACCTTTCCGAATATGGTCGAAGCCGTTTTTTTCAAACCATTCCATGCATCACTTGCGGCTGACGTTATGCCATTCCACACGCCCGACAACAGTCCTTTAATTGTATTTATCGGCGTCATGATGGCTGTCTTTACGCCATTCCACACGCTGCTTGCCGTATTCTTTATGCCGTTCCAGACTCCCTTCAAAAATCCGGTTATGCCATTCCATACGCTTGTTGCCACATTCTTGATGGCGTTCCAAACAGCAGATAAAATGTCCTTTATCCCGTTGAATACGGTTTCGGCTACTTCTTTTATGGCATTCCAAGACTTCTGTAAAAACGCTGATACTGTATCCCAGTTCTTCCAAAGCAGGACAATGGCAGCTATGAGACCAACGATTGCTGCCACAACCCAGGTTATGGGATTAGCCAAAAGCGCTGCCGTGAAGCTCCATGCCGATGCTATTGCCCCGCCCATAGCCGTTACGAATGATGTTATAGCGCTCCAAGCAGTGGTAGCTAACTGGACTGCGAATCCAGATAAGGCTTTCCACGCATCAACGGCTAAATTCACAGCAAACTTTCCAACTGCCGTGGCTGCTTCTCCGACTTTGCTCCCAAAGTTACTTATGCCGTTTATAACATCTCCTGCCAGATTCTTGCCAAAGTCGAATACCGCCGTTGCACCTTCTCCTATCTTGGTTGCAAAGTTGCCGATAGCATCTTTGGCATAAAGAGCCTTGAGATATAAAGTGTCAAGCTTTTCAGGGATCCCCGCTATTCCTTTCACTATCGAGCCACCGAATTTTATTATATTTCCTGCGGCTTTGGCCATATCACCCACGCCCTTTACTACCTTGCCCACACTGGAGGCTAATGCGCCAAGCGCCATGAGCGCAGGGCCGGTTGCTGCGGCCAATGCCCCGTATTTGATTATGTTGTCTTGCATCGATGGCGAAAGCGAATCGAATTTGCCTACCAGGTCGGTCAGTTTCCCAATCAGCGGTGTTATCTTAGGTAAAAGCTTCTCACCTATTGTTATTCCAAGAGTTTCAACAGTCGATTTGAAGGCTTCCATCGAACCGTTAAAGCCTTTCATCTTAGAAGCGGCGACATCCTGAGCGCCACCCGCTTTGTTAACCGCCTGACTCATGCCGTCCCATTTGTCTGCTCCATCCACCAATACTATGTTGGCCGCCCGTATAGCGTCCGAGCCGAATATGGTTGCAAGCGCGGCGTTTCTCTGCTCATCTGACAGGCCACCTAACTGGCTTGAGAATATCTTAACCAACTCCGGCAATGGTTTCAGCTTCCCATTCGCGTCGTACACCTCTATGCCGTACCGCTTCATGGTCTTGGCAGCTTTGTCGGTTGGGCTTATGAGGGCCATAAACATCGATTTTAAGCTCGTGCCTGCATCGCTGCCGGTCACACCTGCGTTGGCCATGAGGCTGATAGCTGTTGTGAAATCATGTATATTCTGGCCTGCCATATTGGCCACGCTGGCTCCTGCCTGCAAGGCATATGCCATATCGGTTATCTCACCAGCACTGGCGTTTGCGCTGTTTGCAAGAAGATCTGCCACCTGTATGGCTTTATCACCGGTCATGCCGAACGCGTTCAGCGCCTGCCCGACTATCGTCGCTGCTTCTGCGTTGTCTATCTGCGCCGCCGCTGAGAGTTGAAGCGTTGCTTTAACTGCCTTGAACGTGTCGTCTATAGAGAGCCCCGCCTTGGCCAACTCGGTCATAGCGGCCGCTGCGTCGGTGGCCGATGTGCCTGGGAGCGTTATGTCGTTACCCAGCTCTTTTGCAAGCTGGCTCATCTTCGCCATCTGCTCGCTTGTGGCTCCTGAGACCGCCTGAAAGGTGTATCCCATACTCTCAAAGTCTCCAGCTGCTTTGACCGCCGCCACACCCGCTCCCACTATCGGCAAAGATACCGCGGCCGTCAATGTTTTTCCTGTTTTGCTTAACGCCTTGCCAGCGTTGTCAAAACCTTTGGACACAGAGCTCATGGATTTTTGGAATGAGCTGTCTATTTCGGATATCTGCTTTTGGGCCTCGGTTATGCCTTTGCGCAGGCTGTCCAGTTTCACCTCTATGCTGAACCAAATGCTGCCCATACTAGGCATCTCTTCTCACCTCCCGCTATAAAACGTTCTCTCCTGCCCATATGACATTTTTACCGCCTTTCCTTTGTTTCTCCTGCTCCGCTGCCAACCACAAAGCCGCCGCCTCGTCTATCCAATATGCCTCAAGCCCTGAGAGGCCGAATAGATAAGAGGACGGCGGCCTGTGCCAGTATTGCGCTATGGTGGCTATGCGCTTGAATCCCTCACTCGCTGCGAAAGGATTGCAAATCTACAACATCCTTCATGACATAGTTAAATATAGCAAGTTTCTGTTGTAATGTCAGCGGAGATATAGCCGCTATGTCGTCGTAAGTCGGATTCACGAGAGCCTCTCTCACCATTTCGTCCAAAAGAGGCAGTATGTCTTTTATCGCTATCTCTTCAGCCGGCTTAGCGCCGTTTTGAACAACTAACGGATTGCCTATGTTAAGTTTCAACAAGTATGGCGTCAGGTCCAATGGTTTAACTGCCACATTGATGGTCTTGCCAGGCTTGAAACCTGGTATCTCTATGACCTCCGGCTCGGCCTGATTCCGTATTTCATCCAACGATGTTATCTCCATGTCGTCATCACCTCATTACTGCAATTCCTGTGGCAGTTCGTCTACTATCTCTTTTTTGTAAACGCCACCAGTGACATTTGGATTCTCCTGTGCCCACACGTTCAGCTCCGGAGTTGCCCACTCTGTATCAGAATGCGTCACATCGCCAACCGTACCTTTGCAGTATTTGAATGCATATTTCACATATCCTTCTACCACGCCGTGAGAGTTGTAACTGCGCACGTAAACATCTGCTCGGAATACCGGCTTGTTCTGCTGCTCTTCTATGGTTGGCATTTCCCAGCCAACTATCTCAGGATTTTCTGGATCTGTATCATCTTCTATCAGCGTTCCGCCCATGATGAGTTCGAGGGCCTGCGCATCGAACCGCGCATCGGTTAGTGTCAGGTTGACTCCAACAACCGTATCGTCGTCCCTGACATAAGCTAGCAGCCTGTCTCCGCCTCTAAGCTCTCCGGCTTCGCCTTCGATAATCTCATTCTCTACGCTGATCTCCTGCGCAGTCTTTATGCCATAAGAGGTTGGCGCTGCCATCTCGCTCCCGTCTTTGTTGATAGGTGTGATGACCATGCCCACGACTCCGCGCAGGTAGCCTTTCTTAATTTGCGTTGCTGGCATTTGGTTTTACCTCCTTCTCTTGTTCTACATAGCCAAGCTTCTTTAACGCCTGCACGGCTTTGGCAGGCATATCGGGTATTTCCCTGTCATTTTCCAGCTTATACGATTGTCCATCAAACCGTATGATTTTTTTAACCGTCGCTTTCATGGCTTCGGCTCCTTTCCATTATTATCGCTGCCTCAAAATTCACCAGCCTTGCTATCAGCTTGCGCTCATCCTCTGTGTAATCTATGCCCCCTGCTACCCATCTGATATAATATCTATTACCGTCGACATCCTGCAACTCAACATCGTTCAAGGCCGCTACCACATCACGCTCGATCGCATCCAAGGCTTTGTAACTCGTCATGTCATTGTATACACGGACCTCTACCGGCTGGGTCCCGGCATACCATATGGCTGTGCTTCTCTGCTGCGAGGCCATCTTAACCGTTGCATATGGAGGTGCCGCATTGTGCGGAGCCAGGAAAGCCTCATATATCCGGCCACCTAATCCTGGAACTGCTTTGAGTTTCTTTATGATAGCATCCCTCAGCATCATGACCACAGCCTTTCATATGCTTTATAAACAGCGTTTCTGTTTTTGTCTGCCGTGGGTTTCAATATGGCATACTTGCCATCGTTAGCTAACTCCAGATACACTCCGTAATCAACCGAATGACTTACCGTTATCGTTATATTGTCATCGTCAATTGCACTTGACCCCTTCAATCCCTTTCTCGCATTGCCAGTCCGGTCCTGCCATGGTGCATCCTGCTTCATTTCTTTTTCAAGCATGCCGGCCAAATCCTGGCCCAATGCTAAAGACGCCGCTATTAGCCTGTCAATATGCCCGTCTATGTTTTTATTTACCTTTTCACTGCCTGGCATTACATCACCGCCTCCACTTCTGCGTGTTTCGCGTACAGCTCTCCATGATACAATCTTGGTTTGACACTAACTATCCGGTATTTTGTACCATTTACGGCAAAAGTGTCCTCAACATCGCTGCCGGCCTTTATATCGGCTTCGGGCAATACTATCAGCAGCCAATCAGCCGCCATAAGAGCTCCAGCCTCATTTCTGTAAACCGCCGGTTTTGTGCCGGCAGGGACAAGGCGGCCGAGAAATGATGGAAGATCAGTCTCAACTTTGTTCCGGCCGCCATTTTCATCTTGTATATATTCGGTCCTGTGAACCTGAATAATGGTAGGATTTTGCGCTATGAGGCTCTCTGTTCCGTATCGCAGCGTTTCCAGCACACCCATCACTCACCACCCGTTCCCAGCACATCCGGCGCGTCAAAGCCCATGACCCTTGAGCGCCCGCCAATTTTGGAGCGTTTGCTGTACATATCAGCCATGCGCAGGCAGTGGTCCTCATACTCCTGCAGCGAAACAAATTTTAGCCGTTCATCGCCAGCCGTGCTTTCCTCGAGCCCGCCACGTTCACTCATGGCCCTGGCCGCTTTTCTAAACCAAGCCTCCGATGCTGCGACATATATGTCAACAGCGTCAGATAAGATATTATCAAGCTCTACATCTGTAAACCGTGTATCTGCATCTGTACCACCAGCAGGTATCGTTTCGTCTATTAATAACCTTAGCTTATTTCTCAATTCACCGATAGGCATCATTACAATCGCCACCCATCATTAAGATTCAGATGGCAAGGTGACTTCTTCCACAGCATCCGCCGGAGATGCATAAACGCCCCGCATGGCATACGCCGCTATGGGCGCTCTGGTCAGTCTGGTTATATCAGGGCTGCCAGTCTCTATGGTCAAATCCTGCTTTATCAGCTCTATAAAATACCGGCTCGGGTCTATGAGGTACGCTTTATTGGCAGGGACACCACCATATGCGTATGTCTTATCCCCTACAGTGACACTCCAGCCATCATAAAATATGAGCGTGGTTATCTGCGACAATGCACTGTACTCGGTACCATTCACCACCATTCTGGAAAGAGCGTCCGTTATATCCATCTGATTGGCCGAGCTGGCCAACAGCACAGTGGGCTTTCTGACCGCTCCTGTCACATTGTTCTTATCCTGCGCTGCATGTTTCAGGCCGTTGCGGATAGTCGCCCTGATTTTCTCAAGATATGTCAACCCCGATGTTGTTACCGCTGCCGTTTTGTTCTTGGCTGCATATGTGTAATTCACAATAGGAGACAGATGTATATGGTTTAGCAGCGCATTGTAAGCTTCGCCTATTGCCTGGTTAAACTGATCCAGTCTCCATGTTTCGTCGAACGCGTCGGTTTCAACAGTATAACCGTCAAACCCGGTGGCATAAACAACAATAGGCACACCGTCACCAGTAGCCATCATGCGGCTGCCAAACTTGACCTCTTCTCCTTCCAGATGTTCCAGGAATACCGCTCTCGCCTGGCTAAACTCAGCAATCGGCACCAGCCTTGGGAACCGGGGGTTGCTTATCCTTCGATATATCGGCGTATAAAGCAACGGTACCTGCTCGCGTCCAAAGTCAACATCGAGAGACACTTTTTGAAGTATCCCGTCCAGCCCTTCAGGAGATGTCAGCATTTCGCCGACCGGCCTGTTAAGCTGCATCAGCTCCATTTCGCCGTTAGCCATTTTCTTTGCAACAGTCTTTTTTTGTCCATTCAACTCATATGTTAGAGTATCCGTCACCGTCTGTTTCCTCCGCTCTTCAAGCGCGGTTTTAGTATCCAATATCCTCATCTTTCATTACCTCCTCATTTATACCTGCGGCGCCAGTATAAAGCTGAATACACCATTCGCATCGCTGGCCTGCGTTGCTATTCCTACCATCCTGTCAGTATTCGTTGTGGTGAACAAGCCGCTTGCCACGTTAAAATAGACTTTATCGCCCACAGCAAAAGCCGTTCCTGTCCCAACTTGGTTGGTTTCATATTCGGCCTGCTCTATGTCGAGCACCGCTTCTTCGCCCGCTGCAGCTGAATTCAGCACCAACCCGAAGAACCCGTCCACTTCAGCGAAAGTATCTTTGGTCAGCGCTGCTGCCGCTGTGACTTTCACGCTTTTGCCAAATGAAATTTTTCTAGCCATTTATCTTTACCTCCTATATCCTTGCTTTGACTATCGCCATGCCGTGATTGGCTTGCTTGCCAGTCATAGGATTTATAATATCCTGCTTGAATACGACTTCCATAGCCTGCTTTATGTCATCCTGGGCCAGTATCTCACCGATGGCCTTTTTAATATCCTCTTCCTTGGCATCATCCGGCACATTTAGAAGCCGCTTTATAATCGGCCTGGCCGCTTCAACCGCCACCATTTCACCTATGACTTTGTCTATCATATTATCCCTCTGTGCCCTCGCTGCCGCCAGCTGCATGTCTCTTGCAGCTTTAACGGCCTTGTTCAGGTCATCTATGCTGTTTACGCCGAATAATGTTTCCATTTCGCCCACGGCTTTCACAGCCGCCTGCATTTTGCTCCACGCATCATTGTCAGCGTCTTTTGCCACAGCGTCCAATGACCAGCCCATCTCGCCTATAACCTGCTTTGGCGTCACCGCCATACCTTTCAATGCATTTAATATCTCCTGTAAAGTCATCTTCCCACCTCCTGTTATATTGGGCCTTTCTATAAAGTCCGTCATCTCGCCAATTGCCACGACCGACGTCGGCATACCTGCCCTGTCGAGCGGTGTCCAGTCAATTGACAGCAGCTGGTAATCCACCACCTGCGTTTCACCCGATGCCTGCTGCAAAGTAGGCAGTCCATATATGCTCACCTGTTTCACCCTGCCTGCTTTGATCCAACGTTTTAGGTCCTTTGCCGATGCATCCACCACGCCTCTTATATATGCCTTGCCATTCTGGTACAGCGCACCTACCCAGTGGGTAACGGGCATGGGAAACTGATGATCTACATCCTCTGGCTTTTGATGTCCGAGGAATCCGCTCGCGGTCTTGGTGGCCACCTCTCCGGCTATCTTCTGGATCACCTGAGGCGTATAATTCCAGCCCCTTTTGCTGCGTCCTGCCGGAATTTCAACCACCACTTCCATCGGATCGTCATCGCCGGCTTTGAGCGCATCCAAATCCACTCCCGGGGCCAATGGCACATCTTCCACAGCAATTTCACCTGTTATAGTCGCTGTTATGGACGATATCTCTCCAAGCGCCTCCGGAATGGGCAGTTCCAATGTTTCATAATGCCTGCGCAAATGCCTCTTGGCCTCAGCAACCTGCTCCGGTGTTAAGTCCGGCTCAGCTCTGGCGCCAGCCAGCGCTTGAGCGGCAGCTATCACTCCACCGCGGTTCACGACCAACGTGCCGTCTTGCTGGATCTCGTGGTGAGGGCCCCAGCAATCCGCTTCACGAAGGTCCGCATCAACAGGTGCTTTTATCACGGCATACATCTCTTTTATGGCATCTGCTACTCCACCCGCGCCTTCATCTAATCCGGCCTTGAGTTTTTGCCATATGGAGGACTTATCGACTTCACCCCAAGCCCTGTTCGATACTTTTGAATTGTCAATCTTAAAAGGCATTTCTTCACCTCCTTATAAATTTGGGCATAAAAATACCGCCTCGACTTTCACGTTTTGGCGGTTCAACCTTTGCTCTCAGTTACAGGTCTTTCCCTCGCTATCACCGCAGGTCCTGGCGTCGCTTTGCCATTGACATTGATTATACCCTGCCCGGCCACTCTTACTGAGCCGATAGGTGCAAACCTGCCATCACTGCCTTTCGCCACAAATGTTTTGCTCTGCGGTGAGAATACTAGTATCGCCATCTGCCTCACCTCCTTCTTTTTGGCCCTCTATGATGAGCGTCAACTTAACTTCCGGCATCATGCCATCTTGCTCTATCACGATACACTCTTTCACGCGGGCCTCCACTGGCAGCATATTAAGGGCCGTGCGTATGGCCGCGACATAATTGCCATCAGCCAAAGAAATAGGCACCGGTTTTTCCGGTGCCTCATGTTCCTTAATTGGTTCCATGCCTTTAGGCAAATCTTTCGACACTTTTCATGATCTCCTCTTCTCTTTTCTTTGCTTTACCGTACAGTTTATCTTCTCCCATATCCCGCAACCTGCTGATAAGCTCCGCTCTGTACTGAAGAAGCTCATTGCTAATTAAATCGGATTGTAAAGCGGTTAATATATCGGCCACTTCATCTCTGTTCTCCTCATGTTGCAATAAATCGTCAAGTTCATATCCAAACAACATCTCATTTCACCCCAAGCCAATGTCGTCTCAAGCATTACCATATATAAATCTTATGCGTTCCAGTGAATCTTCACTTTTCGGCGCAAATAGCACGCCGTTATCGCCATCATATGGCTTTCTATGATCATAATACTCTAACAATATAGCATCTGGGATGCCATCAGGGAACGCCTTACACGTGTTTTTTCTTTTTATAAAGTACTTGCAATCATAGCACATCGGTGCCGGCCCTATAGTCATATCAATCCCAACCTTTCTCTCAGATTTTGGATTTCTTTAAATGCCCGCTCTCTAGCTTCCTTGTCTTCAATATCTGTGGCAAACTTGATGCCGTCCTGCCATTTACTTGTATCTGCTAGCTCTTTGAGCACAGCTTTGCCTCTTTTGACCAATAACGTATTTCTCTTTAGACCATGATGTATTGCCGTAAACACCTCAGCCCATGCTTCCTCCATGTTTGTTTCAGCATAGCCGCTTATTTTAGCTACGGCCTTTTTATCACTTAAATGCTTATCTCGCCATGCTAAAAAAGTATCTCTCACTATGCCTACACCATCTGATCCAACATAAGGCAAAACAGTCTTTTGCGACTGCATTTGTAGCCAATAGGATAAAGCATGGCCAAATTCATGGGTTAAAATCGTCTCTACATGGTCAGCGCCCTTGGGATGGAATCCCTCCTCTACATCATGCCGCAAGAACTTTATAAGCCGTTTGGCATCGCTGTAAAAGCTATTGTTAAACTCAATCACAACATCAAAGTCAGCACCGCGATGCGTAATCACAGTATGTGCATATACATTTGGATCCAGTTCTGCTGTGTTTAAACTCCTAATATGTTTTACCACATCCGGAAACTGACTGGCTAATTTGTCAAACTCTTTTAATGTGGGTTTGATAGCAGTTACATCTGCTCCATCAAAATCAAATTCTATATCAGTGTACTTAGATTTAGCCCAATCAGTGCATTCTTTTAATGTTCCAGCGTCATCAATATCAATAATATGGTTAACCGATCTGCGGCCGCTCATTGCAAAAGATAATGGCCTATTTATATATCTCGATCCGACAGTATTATACCATCTCTCAAGTTCATTATCAACGCTGGGATTTTGAGCCCAATTCCTCAATCTTTCCGTAAACGCATCAGGTTTCTCGTGCTTTGGAAGGGCCACACACAGACACTGTGGATGCGGGAGCGGCGGTTCGCTGCCTTTTGCCCAAAATCCATCGCCATTGTGGCCAGCATAGTCATCACACACATCCGGCAATGGGTGGCTGCCGGACAACAGCCATATGATACCCAAATAACTCGGAGCTGATTGGTTGGCCAGTATCGTTCCTTCATGGTACGCATTGCTCATTTCCGTTCTGGCCAGTCTCATGGCCTCGTAGCTGACATCGCTTCTGACGCCAAGCCTGCGCCGGGTCTCTTTTTTCATCGCTGTCCATTTGCCTGGTTGCATATACTGTTGTATCTGCTTTGCCAATGTGCGGCTATCCAGTCCCCGGGTTACTGCATCTTCAACTACCGTGTTCAGATTATCGCGGACATGCTCGCCTATGCGCCACACCCTGTCCGACAGCTTAAGCCCATCCTTGCCTGTTCTGGCTATCAGCGACAGCACTGCCTGCTCGTTTATATCAGCGAACATCCACTTCACACCGGCTCTGTCATACCTGAACAAGTCCTGCATTATCATCTGTGTTCCTGAGGTCCCATCTGAAACTGATAGCTTTATGCCGTTGTAAATAGCATCAAGCGTTTCAGCGTTCATTGTCCTGGCCCTGCCTTCAAGCATTTTTTGCAGGCTGGATAGATGATTGTATCTCAGCGTTCCCGGTGTCAAATCTTTTATGTCTCTAGCGATATCTGCCGCGGCCCTGCTATAGATATTCCTTATCTGCTCAACTGTTGCAGCGTTGTGCTGCAAAAAGCGCCCGCGGGCTTTGAGCAAATACTCCGCATAGCTCGGATCCCCGGCCAATTGCCAATCCTTTTTATTCCACACGCTCGGCATGGCTCATCACTCCGCAGCCGTTTCCATTGTTTCCCCGGGCTGTCCTGACGTCGTATCTTCGTCAGTTTCGTCAAATCCACCGCCGTCCTCTACCCTTCGCCTGAAGAGCATCGACTTTGCCACTCGCCGGCGCTCATCATCATCTGCATCCGGATCAGCCCACGGCAACATGCTGGGCACGAACTCGCGCAGGAACTCGGCCGCTGCATCTATGGACATCAAACCAGATTCAATAGCCGTCGACAAACCGTCCACCAGGGTCTTGATTGTATTTGCCACAGTGCTATCATCTTTCGGGCTTATTTCCTCCCAGCCTATATCCACGTCGTAATTGTCAAGCTTCACATTTTCGACTTTGCTCCACATATCCAGATACATGCTGGCCAATTCGCTGTAATACTCTTCAAACATGCCGCGTTTGCGCCGTATCTTCCTGGCCAATGGCACCATCTGCTCCGACACAGATGCTTTAGATGATGCCACAGCCGTACCGAATGCGAATTCGGGCGTCTCGCTTACGTCTACTATGCAGTAGAATATAAACTCAAGCAGCGTCGTTATGCCGTTTAGTCCACTGTCAGCCGTGATGAAACCCGCATCGTCTCCGTCCTGCATGAGGAATATTTCTTTGTCGGCAAATTTAAGCTTGCCCGCATTTATCTCTTCCTCGCTAAAGTTGTCCTGAAGAAATTTCCCAACATCTTTAAGCTTAAACTTGGCTTTCGGACGGCTAAACAGTTTTGAACCCTGAGCGGCAAAAAGCATTGTATCATGGTACACTTTCATGAAGGGTTCAATCGCTTCCAAGTCGCTGCTCCCGTAAAGCTGCGCTTCCTCGGCCTCATTCTTGAAGTGCACTACCGGTATAAAACCCCACGGATTAGGCTCAGTCTTGTTTTTAGCTATCAGCTCTGCCGGCGCCCTGCTGTCATATTCAATCGTCCTCGCTGTTTGTGTCAATGTTTCGGTCACTGTATAATCATTCACCACTCGGCCGTCCTTGTCCATGACTGTCACCGGATACCTTATGATAAGCTCTTGGTATGAACCGGTGAGCGGGTCCGGTATGGGCGTGATCCATTCTGGCGGTATCAGGCGCAAGTCGAACACCTGCTGCTGCGGGTTGAACTTGGCCGGTATCCTATCTATACGCGCAAAAACGTCTCCATCACGAAGCACGTTTCGGTTTATGCGTAGCAGTTTTCCTGACCATCTCGACATGGCGGATTCCAAATCGTTGTCCGCCTCCGGATCTGCATGCGTAAAGTGCGGTACTCCCATAAACCCGGCCGTCGTGTTTATAACTGGCCTGGCAAAGCCAGCACCCAATTTGTAACGGTCGTCCGTGTTGTTATATAATGCCCGCGCTAACTGATAGTCAACCCTGCTGCTATCAAGCTTATACGGCGCCATATAGGTATAAAAATACGGCACCCAATTACGAAGTGCCGATATCTCGCCTGGAACTTTTTTGAATATATTCCATCTAGGCATACAACGATGCCCCCCTTAAAAGTTTTTTTACAGTATCTGATATTGGTTGACCACTGGCTTTTGCAAATGCTAAAACTACTGCATCTGCCCTGTCCGGTGATCTTCCTAATCGCTTTTTCATATCCTCTTTTGATTCCACTTGAATGCGTCCGCGGGAATCAATCTTATATTTAACTCCAGATAAGTCGGCCAAAAGTTCATCGTCTGGTGGCAATGCTGCCGGTTTAGGGTTGATCCTAGGATTCGGATCTAGCAGCTCCCTCATATTCCACCATAGTTCACTGCGCAGGTTAGCAAACTTTTCAGTGTCAGTTGCAGTCTCAGCTACGTTTATGCCTACAACAGGATAACCCTGTTCTTTCAAGCGGTCCACAACACCAGCACCTACACCGATAACATCCACCTTGATTTCGCTTGCCCCAACTTCTCGATGTCCCGTTATTATACAGCCAACAGTCTCCATAGTATCCCGTTTGGCGTAAACATTAAGGGGTAATACTTTCTGACCACGCCTAACAGCGATGACAGTTTTATCGCTGCCGAACCTGGCCACGTCCACCCCAATTTCAACCGGCTCGCCTTCTGGTGTATCTTCCCACCTAGCCATAGCCGCCTCTATCCAGGCTAATGGTATAAGCGTGTCCTCACCCTCGGTTGGAAATTGGCCTAAAACGCGGGCCTGATAAGCCGGCGAATTTGGCCCCCATTGTTGGTATTTACCAGCTACCCACACCGGCGTGATTAATTTTGGATTTGGTAATGAATTAGTTATTTTACTTTCCCAAGTTTCGTTGATTATGTCATCCTCAGTAATCCCAAATGCCGTAAAGTTGGGCGTGTCAAAAGCTGAGATAGATATATTCTCCCAGCCTGGCGTACGGAATGCATTGTAAAACGTACCGCCAACCGAAGTTGGGTTGCCCAAAAGCAAAAGGCGTGCATGTTCGCTTGTTAATACGCCTTCAATGGCTTCAAATATTTCCTCCGGCACTCCAGCGGCTTCATCTACCACTACCAGGATATTTTCCTCATGGAAACCCTGGAAACGGTCCGGTTCATTAGTGCTTAAGCCCACAGCATACCACTCATCCTGTATGATCTGAATCTCAGGCCGCTTCGGTAAAAGATTACCGCCAAGTGGTACCTTGGACCTGCGGTAGCTAGCTCTAACCTCTTTCCAAATCAGCTTTTCTACCTGACGCCATGTCGGTGCTGTTGAGAGTACTATACTAGGGTAAAATGAATATAAGAACCAAAGAATCACCTGGCCGGCAATGAAACTCTTCCCTGCACCGTGGCAACTCCGAACAGCCGTTCTTGGATTATCTCTTACTGCTGAAATAATATCAATTTGTTTCTTCCAAGGCCTAGTCCCTAGAATTTCAATTACAAACCAAACGGGATCGTTTTGCATTTTCTGAGCTAATTGCCTAACCTGGACCTTATCAATCATAAGGATCACTGGCCGCTATCATCAAATCTACCAAGGACTGCACAGCATCAGCCTTCTTACTTTCTGGATCATCCCCCAGTATTTCCTGCTTCTGCTTAATGGCCTGGCGCATTTCGCTTTGCAGTTTCTCGCGTAATTGTACTAGCGCCATCGGTGGGTTTTTGCGTTGCTTTATCAAATCTTTAAGCCAAGCTGTAGTTGCCTGGCTTAATTCGAAATTGTCAGCAATAGTATCATCCAGTATTTCGATATCGGACAATCGTTTTTCTGCAGCTTTTTGAAATTGCTGTTGGCTCTTTTGATACTGCTCTCTAACTTCACTCCTAATGTCAAAATGTTCATTAAGATGCTGCCAAATTGATTTATAACTTATATTTTCGCTATATTTCTCTTTAAGCCTCGCAGAGATCGCTCTCGGGCTCAATCCCTCTTCTTTAGCCCATTTTTCAATTTCGACCCGATACTGGCTGTTGCATACTTTGCATCGGGAAGAATATTTAGCCGGCATCTGGGCCACCTCCTTGTTGCTGTTACTCTTGTTACTGTTACAGTTGTTACGGTAACACCCAATAAAAAAGAGCCCTACGGCTCCCAATATTAATCTCTTTTATTTCGTTATCTTGTTGAAAATTTCCTCATATTTTTCAAACATTGTCTTACATTCATTCGATAAAAGCAATTCTTGCCCATTTACTTTAACCAAATATTCGCGATTACTATTAAACGCAAATTGATTAAAATCAAGTTCATTAAAATTTACTCCTGGTGTTACACCATCTTCAGTATCTACTCTCTGCCGATTTGTTGTTTTAAAATGCTTGCCTCTATTGGCGAGATTGTTAAAAATATTATAATTGCTATTATCTAATTCTTTTTCAGCATTTGCTTTAAATTCATCATCTAAAGATGGATCATTTTTTATCCACTCTCTTAGATGATTTGCTGTAAAGATAAAGTTCATATAATTATCGCTACATTCTTCTTTTTGAAGCTTTTTATAATCTCTCTCTAATTTATGATATAAATCAACAGCGCTCTCAAATCCTAATAGCCCTATATTATCCATATTATCTTATCATCCTCCCTGTTAGTCAGAATACTTTCCACTTCTATATTTTACACCAATATAAAAATTTCTGCTATGAGAAATAATAAATTCAAAGGCCGCCCAAGGGAGCAAGGGCGGCAAACATAAAATGTAAAGGAGGAATCTATTATGAATACATTCAGGTACAAATGTCCTTACACAAATTATAGCATAGACACGTCAAAAAATGTGGCCAAAACACGTCAAAAATCCGTCAATTTTACGTCAAAAACACGCCAAAATTCCGTCACCTCATCTTCATGCAAGCCGCTTAAATGCTGGCCTACAACGGATCGTATCTCATTCACTCTTCTTTCAACAGTTTTCGTGCTCATAAATAGCCTCGATGCGATCTCTTTATATGACATATAAGCACGGTATTTCATCCGGTATATCTTTTTGCAGCGCTTTGGCAAGGCTTTTATACCACTTTCCGTTGCATCAATGATCATACCAAGAATAACACGGTCTATCGCCACTTTTTCTGTTTTGCTGGAATAACCGCCTGATTGGCGGACCAATACCACTATTGATGACGAACCTTCCGGCTCTAAATTGTCATATTGGGCTTTAATCTCAGGTAAATTATACAATAGCTTGTCAATTGCCCAAAAGGGTATCATCTCATCACCACCCTGTTTGTCTCAAGCGCCGGTTAATGCGTTTCCATTTTGGGTGCCGCATAAGGCTTATTGCTTGCTTGAATGTTATATAAATACCGGCTGGCTTTTGCCATTTATAAAGCCTCTTAAGCTCTTCTATGATATCCGGCTGCATATAGCTAACGTATTCATATATCGTCACTCTGCTACCTCCCAAAGTTTAATCTCTACTCTTTCGTTTTTATCCTTTAACCTCTGTATCGCTAATGCGGCCACCTGCTTGTCATCTTTATAAGCGATTCCATTCATGCCGTCTAAAATCGCCTTCTCTAAATTGTCCAAATCTCCGCATTGACCTTTTATATATACCTTTATATCCATAGCCACGTCGCCAACTAGCGGCTCTTTTACTACTTCTTTCGTTTTCCAAGCAACAAATGTTTCATATTCTTTCGTCCGCCTCGGTGTATACACATTGCCGCTCTTGCCTAATCGCGGCCGGCCTTTCGGGACTGGCCTGCCTGGGATTACGATGTGATGCTCCATTTTGCTCATCGTTTCATTACCCGCACTTCCCCTAGCATCACATCGGCATATGTGAAACACTCATAGACATTGCCATACTTAACCTTGAAGTGATAGCCATATTTCTCCATTACTTTGCCTTCTCGCGTTGTGGAACTCACCTTTCCCATCCATGTTGGCTTAAATTTAACAGTCATTCCGCAACAGACAGATTTGACAGCTTCGTTATAATCTTTCTTACTCCTAGAGATTGCGATTTCTTCTTGAGTCATTACCAGCCTCTCCTTTCACACATGCTTCCACTTCGTTATGCCAGCTATCGCATATGCCCATCAGCTGCTTGATGATTCTGTCCTTCTCCTGAGATTCTAACAATAGCTGCGCACATTTGAGCAGCAGCCGGTCATGCTCAAGCTTGAGCTGATCTATATAATCAACAATATCCTCACTAAAGTTAAATCTTTTATCGTTCATCATTTCTCCACTCCTTTTTTTAACTTTATCCCTCGCGCTTCCAGCGCTTTCACCACATGCTCATCATCTTTATGCCGTTCGTAAAACTCCACGATGTTATCTTTGGCTATCATTTCCGGATCAGCCACTTCAGCTACCGATGGGATATAATAGCTGGACTTGACCTTACATTGCTGGCCATCATACTCATATTGGTGGCCTTTATCACACGTGCAATGCGCTATATACTCGTATTCACCCATATCCGTCTTTTTGTGATATATTACCATACCGCTGTCGTTGCATATCCAGCACTCGGGCAGCTCAACATTTTTTTCATCCGGCTGGTCTGACTGCCCGGCTTTTAATATCTCAACGTCAAAAGTTACTGGGCCCATCTTTTTAACCTCCAATCCTCTCCTGATACCTTAACGAATTCGCACATTTCGGCCAATCTTGAAACTATAGCGTCTCCCTTCTCGCCCAATTTTTTACGAAGAATTGCTGATGAGAAGTTCGTTGTCACTATGATCGGCCTCTCATTCTCGTACAGCCGGTTGATGATCTGGTATATCACAGTTGTTGAATTTTCCGTTGCATTTTCTTTCCCTAAATCATCGATAACTAAAATATCCACGTTATCCGTGAAGGACCTTATCATTTCGGCTTCTGTCAGTTCGGAATCCCTCCGATATGTGCTTTTTACAAGCGTCAATATATCTATCACATTGCCAAATATAACCGAATAAAGTTTGCTGATAAGCTCATTAGCTATAGCTGCTGCAAGGTGGGTTTTTCCAGTCCCCACCGGGCCGGTAAAAAGCAATCCTTTCTCAACATTTGGAAACTTGGCGGCAAATTCATACGCCCTTTTGTAAGCATTCAACACCTCTTGGCTCAGATTAGCGGTATCGAAAGTTTCAAACGTTCGTTTTGCAAATCTGCTGCCCAAACCGCTTTTATTCAGCAACTCCATCGCCTTGGCCTGTTTCTCTTTCTTGAGCATTTCCTGAGCATTTTGCTCGTTTTGAGCCATGCTTCTGCGAATATACTCTGTTAACTCGTCATTCATGGGCTTTGCCTCCTAAGCTAAAAAAGATTATCATACACATTGCCGGCCGAGGCCTCATTTGGTCCAGCCCTCGCTTTCTCGGCCTGCATTTGATACTTGGCGAGCTGCCTTTCCACGACAAGGAGGCTGTCTATCTTGTCATGCCAATATCTATCGGTGAAAAGCCAGTCTATGCAGTCCTTTATTTCATCGCTGCTTGCCATATTCAGCAACCGGTGCGCGGTAGAATAGTTTTTAAGCAGCCAATCCTTAGGGAAAACGGTCACGCCATTGGATACAAGCTTATCTTTGAGGTAACATGCAATGGCTTTATCCTCGTCCGAATATTTGGGTTTATGTGCTTTGGCCTTAATGGTGGGTTTGACTTTGGCCTTTGTATCATCATTTTGGTGAGCTTGCTCACCATCTACGTTAGTAGATGTAATATATTTATTTAAATCTTTATTTATATATTTATTTAGGCATCCCTCAACGTCAGTTGTATCAAGGCTTTGAGGGTTGTCAACCCTTGCACAAATAGACAAGGGTACCCTTGCACATTTGTACAACCCTTGCTTTGTCTTTTCGTTCAACCCTTGCACATTTATACAACCCTTATACCATTGTTCAACCCTTGTATTAAAAGTGTAGGCGGGCACTTTACCGGGCTCATAACTGGTCCGAATAATTATGTTCCATTCTATAAGCTGCTTCAGCTGTTTTGAAACATATGACGCAGATGTATCAACAGCTTCTGCGAACTCTTTCAAGGAAATACTATCTTCCTTTATCCCCCAACCATAAGTTCGCCGGAATAAAAACATGCATATTCCTTTTTGAACTCCGCTTATTTTTGCCATAGCCAAAGCTTCGAGTATCAAATTGGCAAGCGGTGTATAGCCATCTTCTATATCTGCTTTTAAAATTTCCCGGTCTCCTTTTGGCATTTATATCCCACCTTCTGCTCCAAACTCTTTGGAGAGACGGCCAAAACCGCCTCTCCTCTCTGTTCCGGATGAATTCACTTTTTAACTGGCCGCGGCTTTAGCTTTAGCCTGACATGCCCGGCATAATGCCTTACCAAACGTGGAATTGCTGTATCGGTCTTCCGCTGCCGTTATTGTAACTCCACATTCTGAGCATGTATGCGCCATCCTGTTACCGGATTCATTATGCTGCTCTGATTTTGACTTTTTTGCATCAATGATTTTTGTTGCTTCGTTTCTGGTGATCTCATCCCATGCCTTAATATTGCGGCCAGTGATATCAGATATTTCAGAAAGCGACTCATCTTCATTCATATCTTTAAAAAGCATCTTGATGTAATTTATTTGTTTACTGCTGGCCTTTTCAGGCTCTAACCATGGCATATCCTCTATATCCTGCGTAAACATCCTTGATGCGCCGGTTGCCTTTAATACGCCGTCAATATATGCTCTTTTAGCGGCCATCTTTATAAGTGTGTTTTGCTGATCCGCTGGTTCAGGATTGAGCATCTTTACTTTTTCGCCATTCTGCTCAACGTTGCGGTATTTATATTTAACCTCTTGAGAGTTCGCGCTACCTAATCCTGTGGCTATCAGCGCACCAGTATCTCTGTGCAATATTGGCAGAGATATGGTGTAGCTTAGTATCCCCTTCTCAAAATCTTCAGTTGAATTTATGATCTTAGGTTCACCGGTAGCTAATCTGAATACTTGACATAATAACTCTGCCCCCGGTTTTAATAGCGTTGGCTTATCAGTGCCGGGTATTCTGTCAAAGTCTATTCCCTGCTGCAATAAACTGTTAAAAAGTTTGTCTAAAGCAGCCCGCATCTGAACCGCCTTTGCTATTTCAGCATCAATATTCCTTGGCATAATATCTACTGTTACTAATGATACTTCCTGAATTTCATCGCTCATTTTCATTACTCCTTTACTCAATTCGTTAAACATGCTATAATTAATCCGTAATGTTTTTTGTTAATGGCGCTTTTTTAAGCGTCTTTTTTATTGTTTTCGCCTCATTAATTAAGCCAGCAACTAGCAATGCTAAGGGCAGTACCAGATATTCACCGCCAATGGCAAAGTATCCTCGCGCTGTGTATGCAGATCGGATCGCTACTGGCGTAAGTATAAGGCCAACGCCGAACGCTATAACATATAGCCAATGCTTATTAAGCCATCGTCTCATTTCTCCAGCCCCTCTTTCACTACATATAAATCGTAGCCGCCTACGTACTCACCAGCTAAATCCTCCAACTGCTTCCGGCATTTTTGTAACTCGGCTTCAGCCTCGTGCCCGATCCGAATCTGGCGTTCCAGCTCCATCATACGGTTTAATACCGTTGCCATTTGCTCCTCTGTTTTAAGTCTTTCATCCTCATATGTCTCATGTTTGTATATCATCATTTCTCACCTCTTTTTCCTACCCACGACTTCCAGCTGCGGCTCATTCGACTGTTCTTGCTGTTTTTGTTGTAGCCACTCCAACAGCGCTTTCTTTGGTACTCGCACCTGCCGGCCTATGTGCACCGCTGGAAACCCAACCCAATGCGACATCTCATATGCCTTACTGACACCTATCTGTAGAAATTGAGCCATCTGTGGAATCGTCATGACTGTCGGAAAACCGTCATCAGCATCATCTATTTTGGCGTTCATCAGATCAGCTCCAATGGTCTTATCAACATCGGCCTTGGCCTTGAGCAACAGCCTTTCGTCCTGCCGCTCCTCTGCCGTCAACGACGTAAACTTTGTCAAAAGCTGTATCAATTGGTCTTTCTCTTGGTCTGTCATAATTTTTACTCCTTCCTAATTCTCGTAAAATGGCCTATCCGATAGTCTTGTAACCGTTACCTTCTCTCCATAGTAGCCTTGCAATACCCTGCCATCAGTAAAGATTAAGCGTATGAACCGTGAGCCAACACGATTTACGATGCTTGATACTATACCGCGGCCTTTCAATTCGTCTCCGGGCCACACTTCCTCAATGTTTAATACCCATGGGCCATTATCGTTCAAACGCTTCTTTCTCGTTTCAGCTAGCACCTCTCTCACCTCCTTATGTCGTATTGCTTTTGGCATTGTTCATTTTCTTATTCCATGATAAAATCTTCATGGAAAGGGAGTGGTTATCATATACGATAAAGTCTTGCGCTATCTCATAAAGCGAGAGGAAGAAACATCTACGCTTACTACCGCTCAAGAAATAGCTGATATCTTTTTTAAAGGTTCTTTGCCTAAAGCCATCACTTGCTTAGAATATTTAGCCGATAACAAGTTAGTAATACTTCATCACGTTCTTAATGACCAAGCCGAAACTTCAATATAATTAACTAGTGCAGGCATCTCATATTTCGTTTCTAAGCGAGTAAAAGCAAAACAACAACTGCACAAAGCCACATGGGAATTATTCCTTGTTATCATTGGCGCTGTCATCGGCTTTATCCTCGGCAAACTCTTTTAACCAAGGATAGAAATTCTTAATTCTTTCCAATGCATGAGATTCGGTTAAAAGATCATTAAATGCTATCTCTATAAACTGGTCAGCCAGTTTCTCACCCGTTACATGCTTTATCAGCTTTAGTAACAGGTAGTTTGTCGCCATTTGCTGATGCACCATTTCGTCACACCGGCTACAAAGTACTTTTAACCTTTCGTTTTGCTGCTCTGTCCTGAACATCCTATTCTCACCTCCTATACCGTATCGATTTCTAACTCAAACGCCTTTATATCTTCAAGCGTCTTCGCTAATTCATCAGCCTGCTTTGCTGCTTTGTTAAGTAGTTCTTGCAGCTCGTTGATATTGCTTGTTATCTTTACGTTTATTGCTTCTATTGATTCCATACCTTCTCACCTCCTTATGCCGTCTCGCTTTTGTTCCCAGCCTCGCTGTTATTATCATGTAAAAAATATGCTGGATCGATATTTAGCGCATCCGATATTTTACGAAGCGTCGCTATTGAAGGATCGCTTCTATCATGCTCGATATCGCACAAAAAACCATGAGATAGACCGCTCATGTTTGCCAACTGTCGTAATGTATAGCCACGTTTTCTGCGTATTGTATTAAGCTTTCTGCCGATCATTATCATCAACTCCTTCTGCGTATATTGTATGTTATTTACGACCAAAAGTAAAATCGCATAATCGTTCATAGCGACCGATTATATGCGATTTTCTCACCAAATCTCGTTATATCTCGTGTTTGCGTTGTTTCTCTTGCTCGTTATAAACGAGCTTAACAATATGTACTTTACCATCTTAATGATATATAATTAGTGGCGTACGAAATTAACGAACATAGGAGGAGGCGTTATTATGGAAAGCATAGGAGCAAGGCTGAAAAACATAAGAAAAAAACGAGGTTTAACGCTTAGAGCATTAGGCAAAGCTGCTAATGTTTCTCACTCTTTTATAGCAGATATTGAATCTGGCCGTAGCAATCCCTCCTTGGATACACTTGAAGCATTAGCGAAGGCCTTAGATGTACCTATAATAGATATAATAGGAGATACAAATTATGAAAATAAGCAAGAAAGTGTAGATTTAGCAGAAGCAATATTAAAAATGGACGTGATGTTTGATGGTGAGCCATTATCATTGACTGCAGAGGAAAGGCAAAGCGTTCTAGAATTTATTAAAACTGCTATAAATCTTATAAACCAAAAAGAAACCAAAAAATAGAAATGGGTGTAACAAAATGTATGGACGCGATGTTGCACATAATATTATATCCAAATATGGTACTAGGGAACCCATAGAATTGGCAGATAGGTTGAACTATATAGTAATAGATTTCCCGTTGCCGGCCGCTATAAGAGGAGCTGTTTTACGTTTTAGAGGTAATATAGCAATAGGATTAAATTCAAGTCTAGATAGGCAAAAAAAGCGTGAAACTTTGGCTCATGAAATAGGACATGCCATCATGCATAATGGTATTGGTTTCTTTTTTATGGTTGAGCATACATATCAACGCATCGGTTCATATGAACGTGAAGCCAATGAATTTGCCGCTGAGTTACTTATTCCAGATGAGATATTATGGAATTTACGAGAAGAATCTGTTGAATATGCGGCAAAAACATTAATGGTAAGCAAAGAACTTTTTACTTATAAATATATAATGCCTAATAACTGTCAGTTATAGATACTTTTTAACAATAAATAAAGTGGAAAGAAAGGGACGAACAATGTTTCGCAAATCAAACAATAAAGATAATGAGCAAGCTCATATTCTATCCGACATAGAAGATTGCTCTAACGAAGATTTTATTAAAAGATTAAAAAAATGGGCAAATAATCCTGCAAGCGAGCCTGAACTTGAAAATTGGTATCAAACCAGGCACAAAAAGAATTTGCCATTTGTTGAATATAAACCTCAACAATGGGAACTGGATCATAAGAAATATTACCCAATTTACGAAGAAGCAAGAATACTAGAAAAAAACGGCCAAATAGAAAAAGCATTGCCTCTATATATTGAAATATTAAATAACTATACTCCATGTGGAACATCATATTATGAACGACCTGCTATAATATTAGAACGTCTTAATCGATTTGAAGAAGCAATAGCAATTTGCGATAAAGCTATTAATGCCATTAATAATAATTTTTTTAATGGAGATAAGAGTGCATTTGAAAAGCGGAAAGAACGTCTTTATAAAAAGTTAAATAAATCATAAGGAATTAGCCATATATGATCGGGATCAAGAAGTAGGAGGCATTTATCAATGAATATTTTTAAAAATATACTAGGTTTTAGGTCTGGGGTTCGGTGGAAAAAGTTAATTGCTACAGCTTATTATTTATTTAGCTTGCTTATACTTATATCGAGTGTTGAAACAGGAATAGTACTTCTTATCTTCCCATTTATAATATTCGGCCTCATAGACAAAATAAAGGCAAAGCGTAACTCTAATCAGGCTACTCCTAAAGTAAAACAAATTGATAAGCCTAATGTCGCAACAGAAAGGCCAAAACAGCAGTCTGCTCCTGCACCTGTCTTAAATACACAATCAGTAAATCACCGAATAAATATTAATACCAAAAAGTGGCTTAATGCTTGCAATGAATTTGTGGCTATCGACTTGGAAACAACTGGTCTTAATCCAATAAACGATAAGATTATTGAAGTGGCCGCAGTAAAATTTAAAGATGGACAAATTATTGATAGATTTACAACTTTAATTAATCCAGAAATACATATACCATCAGGAATTACAAGAATAAACCATATAACAGATGAGATGGTTAAAGATGCTCCAGTATTAGCTGAAGTCATGCCATGTTTAGTGAATTTTATCGAAGATTCAATCCTTGTTATGCATAATGCTTCTTTCGACTTAAAATTTTTAAAACATCATGCAATGAATTTTGGGCATGACATTAATAACTCATATATAGACACACTTCCCACTTGTAGAAACATATTCTCTGGACTTGAAAATTACAAATTACCTACTATTGCAAGCCATCTCGGTATATGTGGCGATTCTTTTCATAGAGCATGTAATGATGCAGAAATATGTGGCCAAGTATTAATTAAATGTATTGAAACGGCAAAGGATAGAAGCAGTCAAGGAGCCAGTCTTATATGAAGCAGCCTGCGGTAAGGATATTTTTTAACATTATGTATATAAATGAATAGACAATAGGGGGTTGGAGAATTAAGGTGCAAACCAAGCTGCCTTTAGTACATGTATATTGCGATGAAAGTTCGCAAAGTTGTAATAAATATTTAGTTATAGGCGGAATATGGATACCAGCTGAAAATGTCGGTAATATTGGCGCTAAGTTTATTGAATTTAGGAATAATAATCATATGCTAAATGAACTAAAGTGGGGTAAAGTGTCTAATGGAAAGTTAAATGAATACAAAAAATTCATTGATGAGGTTTTCGACGGTATATATAAACGGTATTTAGCATATCGTTGCATAATTGTTAATATGGAACAATATGACAATAAAACATATAACAATGGAGATAAAGAGCTTGGCTTTTACAAGATTTATTATCAACTACTGCTTCAAAATTGTATGCTAGGTCACAGATATATAATATATCCTGATGACAGGAAAAATTCATACAAACATAGACTTGAGGCGTTAAAAATTATACTAAATAGAGGAATGCGCAAAAAATATGGGATCAACTACGATGCTATTAGAAATATTGAAGCACGTGATTCCCATAATGAAGATCTTATACAAGCGGTAGATATAATTACTGGTGCGATAGGATATAGATGGAATTGTAGACATTTGAACGATAACGCTAGCGCCGCAAAGATACAATTATCAGAATACATAGCACAAAAAGCTGGACTTCAAACATTGGCTACATGCCATAAGAAAGGGGAACATGTTTATTTTAATATCTGGTATATGGACATGAGTAAATCCAATAAACGAAAAACAAAATAGCGCCTTGAGTCCTATTCTTTCGAATGCGCTGCACGGCTTGGTGCAGGTTTCGGATATCAATGGCGCTATCTCAATTACCTCTATAGCTAGGTACTTTACGTACACACGGCATGAAGCCGACTTTCGCCTATAGAGGACTTATATTTAATGTGTCAATATTATCTCTAGTTCATTTACATTATACGCTATTTCGTAACTTTTAGTCAATGATTAAAATTTGGTAATTTAATATTGGGAGGATCTTGATATGCGAGGATACATGTAACGTAAGATAGCCTGAATAGTACCCACATATTAAGCGGTTTACACATAAACTAAATTATAGAAAGAAGGAAAAAGATGAAGTTAACAAATTTACAGCGGATTATACTAGTTGTGTATGCCATCGTGATCATCAATATATGTATCTTCTTTGCGCCTAAATCATTCTTTGCGCGTTCGGATGGCGTTAATATAATACAACATATTGAATATTCGCCTGTGTGGCGTAATTCTCATTATTTTAGAACAAGGGCAATCAAGCAGAACGCATCACCACAAGATGTTAACAATGCTGGAGAATTGGATTGGTATATCCGCATTGATTACTATCGCATGTTTGTAGAAATATTTGTTGCTACCGTTATTGCCAGTATATTATTCGTGCTCTCTATGTTCCCAAAAGAAAAACTCGCAAAAGTTAATGTGGATGCAACACCTTTATCTCAGGTTACACAAAAGAAAAAGATACCGTGGTGGGGATGGATGTTAATATCATGGGCCATCTTCCCCGGAGCAGTTATTGTTATTGCATGGATCGCTGATTTAATCTCAAAAGTAAAAGGAGGATCTTGATATGCGAGGCCACATACGAAAAAGAGGATCGACTTACAGTATCGTCGTAGACGTCGGAAATGACGAAAATGGCAAGCGCAAGCAAAAATGGTACAGCGGCTACAAAACCAAAAAAGAAGCGGAGAAAGCATTGGCCGATATAATTGCCAAAATAGAAAAAGGTGAGTATTTTGAGCCGGAAAAGATGTCGTTGGCAACCTATTTAGACTACTGGTTGGGAAACTACGCTAAAACCAACGTAGCAGCAAGTACTTATAAACGATACACTGAGTTTGCGGCTCATATAAAAACAAATTTAGGTAGCATCATGTTGCCGAAATTAAAGCCAGCGCATATCCAAAGCTTTTATTCAACGCTATTGGAGCAAGGATTAAGCAAAAGCACCGTTTTAAAAGTACATCGAATGCTCCATCTAGCCTTGAAGCACGCTGTGAACTGGCAAATAATAATTTCTAATCCGGCCGATGCTGTAACACCACCCAGACCTGATAAAGTAGAAATGCATGTATGGGATATGAATACGGTTAACCAGTTTTTAAACGATGTCTCAGATGAGCCTATATACATGCCGGTCCTGTTAGCACTGCAAACGGGTATGAGAGAAGGCGAGATTTGCGGCCTCAAATGGGAAGATGTGAACTTAAAACAGGGTACCTTGACGGTAAAGCAAGCATTGCAACGTATAAACGGTATACTTACTATAAAGGATACAAAGACGGCCAAATCGAAGCGAACGATAGCTCTGATGGATTACACTGTTCAAGCTCTTAAAGAGCATAAAAAGCAGCAGAATACGGTCAAGCTCATGATGGGTCCTGCAGCATATCATGACCAAGGGTTCGTCTGTGCGTGGGACGATGGTAGACCCTATGATCCGCATTATGTTGGTGAAAAATTCACTGAACTAATCGATAAGTTAGACTATCCCAAAATACGTTTTCACGATCTCAGGCACACACATGCTACCATGCTTCTACAGCAAGGCGTAAATCCTAAAATAGTGAGCGAGCGCCTCGGCCATAGCCAAGTCTCAATTACACTTGATACTTACAGTCATGTCTTGCCCAATATGCAAAAAGAAGCAATAACCAAATTAGACGAATTGTTTATAAAATAAATCTCACGTTTGCAAAATGTTTGCAAATGCACCATTTCTGAAACCGCAGCACAAATAACGAAGGCCGGAATGTTGAATTTCCGGCCTTTTATGGTGCGCCCGAGACGAATCGAACGTCCGGCACGCGGTTTAGGAAACCGCTGCTCTATCCGCTGAGCTACGGGCGCATTTACGCTTATATTATAGGATAAATTTTCT